CTCTATTATATTAGTGTCTAATTGTGAATTATTACATATTGCAATTAGTGTCTAATTGTGATAAGATACAGACATAGCAAAGGAAACAAGCCATCGACCGATAAGGCAGGGCTGTATACAAAAGGAGGAAAAGAAACATGGAAGAGATCACGACAAGAAAAGCTCTGTTAATCTCAGCAGAGCTTGAGAAAAGAGTTGAGAAAGATGGCATGTCAGGCGTTCGCATATTTAAAGGTACACCTAGTTATCAATATCGTTCACAGTACTGGGCGACCGTAGCCGCTATTGACGGTTTTGCTACATGGGGCACATACGGGCATATCATAGCCAATGCAAACACTCTCAGCGGGTTACTCGACGATCTGGAAGATCGACGTCTAGGATATGTACCAATAAAAAAAAGATAAACATCGTGAATATACAGTAAATTATGATAAAAAAAGAGTTACCGATTATGGTAACTCTTTTCCCAATATGGTTATATAAAATGCAAACATTATGTACTTCACTTTGCAAAAGTAAAATGCAAAATAAAAATAACTTTTACATTCCATTTTGGTTATATATAAGCTGCAAAATAGTAAAGTACTGTTTGCGATTTTGAATATATCACAGATAGTTAGAAAAGTCAATGTGTTTGTAAAGAATTTTGTGTTTATTTGTAACAGTTCAGCCATTGTGCACCGGCTATTTTTTAGCCGGTGCTATATCCAGTTGTTTAGTGAATGGCTAAATAGTTACGTTTATTTTTTTCTCAATCTCTCGAGGCGTTCAAGCTCACTCAATATCAAAGTTTTTGCAAAGTCCGAACGCTTATACCCTAGAGCATCAATCCGCGCATTTGTCCCCTTTGGGAGTATTACATTTATCCTGTCTCTTTGTTCCATCGTCTTTTTTACGCGGGCGCGATTTTGTTCTGCAGTGATTGCCATTTTTTACCTCCTTATATAGTAGTTTTTGCAAGTCCTATAAAAGCGACTTACAAATATTCATATATTACTATATTATAATCGTTAGTGTTTAATATGTCAATGATTAGCGTTTAATAAAAATGCACAAAATAACTCTATTATATTAGTGTCTAATTGTGAATTATTACATATTGCAATTAGTGTCTAATTGTGATAAGATACAGACATAGCAAAGGAAACAAGCCATCGACCGATAAGGCTAAACGCCAAAGGCAGAACAGAGATAGACGCGCTGGAGCAGTTGGACGGGTTGAGGCGGGGCGAAAAAAACAAAGGAGAACAAAAAAAATGATGAATTACAGAGTAAAGGAGGACGCGGTATGAAAGATTTGTTAGCAAGGCTCACGGCAGCAGAGAACGAGATGGACGAAGCAGAACAAGCCCAGGACGCGGCAGAAGAATCCGGAGATTACGAAAAAGCTGCAGAGTACGAGGTAGCAGCAGACAGTCTGTACGAGAAAGTCTTCCAACTGACTGAAGAAGGAGTAAGGCGGATCGCCCGCATCACGAACGGACAGATAAGCGAACCGATGGCACGGACGATGCTCAGAACGAAGAGAGCAGAGCTGGAAAGAATATTCGGATAGGAGGTAGGCGCGATGGAGAACAGAGCGGAGAAAAGGTACTTAATGACGGAAGACATCATGGCATGGGGGCATGGGAAATATTCGAGAGAAGAACTTGCGAAGATGAATATGCCAAGACTGGGAGAAGTCCACATGGCAGTCTACATGGATAAGATTTCAGAAATCCAAGCAATCAGGAGGTGACAGCGGTATGGTCGCAGCGTAATTTTGAATCAAATTTTTATAGAAAATCTCTCCGCTTGTCCGATTCAGTCGGCGAGGGTTCGCGACCCGCAAGCGGTTTACAATTGCAAGGCTATATTTTTTTCAATTGCAAATTTGGGAAAATTTGGATATACTTAGGTAGCCTTTGCGATTGAAGCGGCGCGGCGATCGCGCAGACAAAGAAGTAAAAAAGGAGGAGGTAAGAATGAAAAGTTTAGTAAAAGGCTATTTTTGGGATCGTAATGTGTGGTACAAAGGTGAGAAGCTGCCACCGCAAAAAGTGAATATCATCATGATAGGGACTACAGCACTATTTGATCTCGATGATTTGGAAGAAGAAAAAAAAATTGAAGTCTTAGGTGAAGATGAAAACTGGTACACTATTAAGAAAAAAGATATAAACTTTTATTAAAGTTTCTGACTTAATTTGATAAGTTTAGCCCGGCACTGAACCGGGCTAAACTACAACTATAGGAGGCGAAAAAATGGAGCGTATGACATGGGACGAGCAAATTACAAACATCAAAAAAGCAAGGCAAGCAAGAAAGAAGGTTGTTGAAACGATCGTGAAAAGCAACTACAATGGCAGCGACAAAAGCGACTTTTTACACATCGTCAGAGCAAAAAGTAACGAGAAAGCGGAGGCTCTCTATTGGCTCCTTGACACAGCAGCAAAAGAGTATTTACAGGATATCATATCAGCAGTATAGACGCGTTTGCGCATCTTCCCGCGCCCTGTGGAGGCTTGCGGTGTTCAAATCATCGGCGCGGATTTCCCGAAAAAAAAGCGATAATCTCCGCTTGTATTGGCTTTAAATGCACATTGACAAATTTAAGCTTATAGGTGTAGTATAAGCGTATCTACACACGCACAAGCGCGCATACACAAGGCATATTATTTATGCCTTGCAAAGCGTGAAAAGCGTCACAAACGCACATAAGGCTATTTGTGCAGGCCTTGATTCTGCATTATGCCATCAGTAGACGCTGAACCGCTGAACCGCTGGACATGCGCACACTTGCGCACAGTGTAGGCGTAGTGTGCGGGCGTACTATTATACCATATCCGCGATGTTTGACTGAATGTATACACGGTGGCAAAAAAGCACGCATTTAAAGCCCTTGCAAGTCGCTATGGGGCATATGCGTATAATCCACCGCGTGAGTGTGTGTAAAGCGTTACAAAGCCAAACAAGCGCATGCAAACGCATGTGAAGCAAGTCATATATGGAAAGTTTGTGTGCAAACACACCGTATAAATTTGCGTTCAGGTGTGCGAACACACGCAAAAACACCGTAAAAATGCGGATTTTCCCCGACTTAAAAACTTTTTAGCATACCGTCCAAAATAAAATTTTTCGATTTTCACCACGAAAATTTTACAACTTTATTTTGCCGATTTTAGGTATATTTGGGATTATCCTGAACCGGGGGGGTACTTAAAATAGCGTGGATATTTTTTAAAGGAAAAATTTTTTTATTTTAAAAAAATAATGAGCGGTTAAAGGAGAACTTGAAAACCGCTCATGTCATCTTAGGTTAGTTAAATCAAGAGGTTTAGAATGAGAAAAAAATGTGTGTACATGATTATAATACTACCTATCTGCTGCTATTGTCAATGGATTTCGCAAGCATAAACAGACATGAAGTTATATAGTCATTACTGCTCATTTCAATCTTTAATCTCTCAATCGTTATATCAGGATTAGTCCGTCTGACGTATTCTAAAATTTCTTCCACTATGCCACCTCCACAAATCGTTGCAGTATGTCATCTGCCACCATGAAAATGTCGCGACCGTAAGTTGCTAGAAAATCCGCTATCAGCTCTTCTGTCGCAATTGGTATGTCCAGTTCATACGAAAACGAATATACATGGCATAATTCGTGGCATAACACCTTGTCAAGTTTTGTATCGGTCAACATATCGCTGATGTATACGGTCTTTTCAACATCGTCTGTGACACCTAATGTACTACTGCCATCGCTACGCTTTAGATAGTTGCTATTCGGTCTAACATACACTACACGCCACCAGTTACCATTTACGCTAAACATAACTACACCAACTTCTGTGCTATCGTCTGAATTTTCGTTCGTGCAAGGTTCTTTTCTTCTGGTGTAGCTTCGTTAAGCAAGGTTGTTATATCATCAGCAACTTCACGCATATATTCTTCAAGCGACTTCATTTTTTCCTGTTTATCTTCGGCAGTATTTGCTTTGTGTATACCCTTGCTTTCCGTATATGCACGTTTCTTGTTTTCATAGCGTGACATTTTCATTTCGGGCGCATGGTTCACAGATTCCGTATAGTACATTTTGCCACGGCTTGACCTGTCCATATCCCTATAATGTTCGAGTTCATCGTGGTACATCTTCGGTGTCATGTACCAGTATGGTTCACTATACCCTCTTGTATACGTTCCCTTGCCTTTAGGCGCGAACCGACCTGACGATGTATATCTGTAATTATCGTAATATCTTCTGCCATCATCTTCGCCATAATCGCTTATAAGTTGTTTGAGCATATACTTTTCTGCTTCGGATTCTTCATTTTCTGCACTTTCCATTGCAACCGATATTCTACTGTAATACTCCGCTTCTGCAAGGTCTTTTATCATGTCTGTAGCCTGTGACATCTCGTACACGTCTACGCACTCAATACCTTGTGAAAACTCTGTTTTAATTCTGTTGGCAAGAATCTCCATTGTCGCCCTGATATTCTCTATGTGCATATTCTCACCCCCCCTTTACGCTGTCCGTGTTACAATCAAGTTGCTGTTTTGCGTTTCAATCGCTTGTGTTGACGTGTTAGTGACTGATACTGTGCTACAACAATTTCGAGGAACTGTTATAAACGCTTGTGCGCTCACGTTCTGTAACGTCTCTGTCGCTGTCGGTACTATTATCATTTTTGCTGACTGCAAAGGTTCTCCGTCAACTGCGATTGCAAGCGATATTTCACCTACTGCGCCGCCAGTCGGTATCTGAATGTTCCCCGAATATGTGACAAGAAACCGTGCAAAGCACTGATTTGTAAGTCCTCGCAGCTTCGTGATACTGCTGCCCTCTCTGTGAACGATACAACTTGAACCGCTGACCGCTGTTTCCGTAAATGCTATTGATTCACCTTGTGCTACTTCCTGTGTAGCAACTGCTGTAAATTCTGCCATAATATAAAACCTCCATTTCATAAAAAATAAACCACTAACCGAATAAAAAGTTAGTGGTTTATATGCTTTGAAAGTTTTTGATTACGGAAGATTTACATCGTTTTCTTTTGCTCATCATCTACGCAATACGCAATCATCATTTCCTTTATGACAGTTTCGTAAATCGGTTTTAGAGTTTTATCCTCCGCAATGACGGTCAACTTGTTAATAGCGTTTAACTGCGCCTTGGTAATGCTCGGATTGTTTTCTAAGGCTCTGCCCTTTGCCCTCTGCACTCGGTCGTCAAGATGACAGTTCCATTTACTTTGAAGCCTTTGATAGCTTTCAGTCCTCGCACAAGTGTAATTGTAATTCCTATTCCCGCCTTTGTTAAATTTTTTGCTTTCGGCGATTTGCGCAATACACTTATTAACCCACATTTTAAAGTTTTCCGTATCTGTCGGTGCATTAAATGTTTCAACTATGACTTCCTGCTTCTTCTCGATACGGTCAATCCTTTTTGCTTGCCGTTTCTGCTCTAACTCCATTTCTGCTTGGCTCTGTAACAATGCTTGCGCCATTTGCAGACTTGGCGATAACTGCTTGTAGTCAATCGCTTTTTGCTTGACTTTTTCTTCTAATGTCGTGAAATACTCTCTTGCTTGTTCGGCTCTCTCGCCGCTCCCCTTGACGGAAAGTTTCTTTGCAAAGTGCGCGGTAAGCTTGTAATCCTCTCTTTGAATTTTGCCGCCTGTGGGCGTCTCGTCCTCAAAGACGAATCGCACAAAATCCTCGTTTTCTGTTGCAAACTCGTTTTCTATGATATTCCTTTTGCACCAATGCGAAAAATTTGCCGGATTCAGTTCCAAAAACGCATACAGTTTCTTTGCTGTCGTGTTGCCGTCCTCGTCTACATTAAGCGCAATCTCAATCGGTGTGCGCATATCGACAATGTTTGCTATATTGTTCATTCTGCGCACCTCCCGATTTCATCTGATACACTTGTCATGTAATCTCTTGCTACATTAACAAGCCACATAATTGTTTTGTAGCCGTACATATATTCCCATGACCGCTTTTCGTTCTCTGTGCATTTGTCATCGGGGTGTACCGTTGTGCCGTAATGATATGCTTCTTGCGGTGTTGGAACATAGTCCCATTCATATTTGCCGGTTAACTCGTCGAGTGCCATCTGCGCCATTGCGAGTTTTGCTTTGATTCCTTCAAAATCAACTGTTGTTTCCTGCTCTTTGCTCATAATATAACCTCCTTGAAAAAATACTTGTTTTTCCACAAGGGAAATGCTATACTATGACTTACAAATCCCTTGTGGAGTTGTGGTTGATAAAAGCAGTCGTTTCGTGCAAAAGAGCCGATTGCTTTTATTTTTTTGTTACTTCTTGATACACTAAATCAATCCCTTTTCTGACAATATCCGTTTTTGTCATTCCAGTGTGTTCCACGCAATAGTTCAACTTTCGGACATCATCATCGGACAGTCTAAAGCTTTCTCGTTTGTCCTTTGGATTGTTAGTAGGTCTGCCCGTTCTTGGTGACATTTAATCACCCTCCTTTCTTTTGTCATAACAAAAGTATAAATTATGTTATAACAAAAGTCAAGCACTTTTTCGAGGTTTTTTCAAAAACTTTTCAAAACGCATAAATCACTAACCTTTTATTCAGTTTTCAAGGTACAAAAGGCGGCAAGATTGCTCCTACCGCCCAAAAAGTCAAGTAATACCGATATGTTTCAAGCGGATATAAGGATTTTAACCTTAAAATACTCACGATATTTTGTTGTTTTACAACTTAGCTATTGCACGAACCGCAACCATATACCGAATAAGGATATGGAGCGGGGACGCTAAATGACGGAACAGGCATAGGATTGATCCGCCTGATAAGTTCTGCCGTCTGTGCTTCGGACATAGCCTGCAAATAAGCATTCTGATTAGATTGGCTAATCTGATTTTGCAACGACTGATTCTCTGCTGTAAGTGTTGCAATCTTATCCGTTGTAAGGAAATCAAGAATTGCCCTTGTATTGCTGTTGGCATTGTCTGTAATGTCCCTTGTACTGTTCTGAATAGCGTTCTGCACGGCGCAAGTGTCCGTTGCCATCTGGTATTTAATGTCAGCCTGTCCTTGACGGTTCTCACAACAACAGTTTGAAAGTTGTGTTGATAAGCTGTTAGTATTCTGCATATTAGCAATCGTATCGGCACTAATCGCCTGTTGTACTGCATAGGTATTCTGTAAATCAGCCGTTGACGCTGTGTTGATAGCCTGTTGTATAGCGTTTACGCCTTGAAGATTAGCCACATTCTGTGCGTTGAAACCGCTCTGCATGGTGTTGTTCATGGCATAGAAACCATCACAAAGTCCATTTTCCAGACCGTTCAACTTGTTCATGACAGACTGGTTGTCAAATCCTCTTTGCAAATCTGCCTGTGTTGCATATCCAGACAGTGCGCTTGTAGTTGCACCTGCACCGCCAAAACCGCCGAAGCCGTTACCCCAACCGCCAAAAGCGAAAAACAGCACGAAAACAATAATCCACCATGCGCCATTGTCTCCCCAACCGCTATCGTTGCTTCGATTGTTCCCGGTCACTGCGGCAATATCCGCAAGACTGGGAGAATTTCCATTAAACATAGGTATTACCTCCTTTAATTTTTTATATACTTAACTCTTGCAAGAAATTAGTATCATTTACTGCTATTTGATGTTATTTAGTATGATTTGTTGTGATTTAATACTATTTCATCGGAAATTGATTTTTGAAATCCGAAAAAGCCTTGTCAAAATCAATCCCACGCTCTTTAGCAATATTCCGTCCAAACTGTTCTATGCCGGAAATATCGTTATTTTGCACCATGCTCATCATGTTTTGTGCCATAGGATTGTTTTGCTGTTTCAGCATATTCATAATCATAGTTTGCGGATTGCCGCCGCTTTTTAACATCTGTATCATCTGCATCGGATTCATGCTATTTCACTCTCCTTTTTCGTTCTTGTCGTTGTCTTTGTTGTTCCCAGCTTGTCAAGCTTTGAATTTAATTTGTCATAACCTGTCACCAACTCGGCAATTTGTTCTTTTAACTCGGCAAACGCCGTGCTAAAATCCTCTGTAAACGCACTGAAGCCCTCTGTATTCAATTCTGCGCTGTTTGGTGTAGACTTATCCTCTTTCATGTCTGAAACGTCTGTAAAAGGCTTGTATGAAGTCTTTTCGATGTTTCCCATCTTACCCCATGCCCTGACTTGTATCTCGGAACCGTCATTTTTAATGAACACTGCCTGTCCACCCATCGGAACATCATTTACATTTATGTTGTCGAAGCTGTCAACAATCTTGCTTGCAAGCCCCGGCTGTGGCTGTTGTGGCTGTAAAGTCTGTTGATACTGTTGCAGATTATTTATCCTGTCAAGATATGGATTGCTCTGTTGATACATCATCGGCTGTTGATACGGCATATAGCCATAGTTATTCATCATCTTCTGTCTCCTGTTCATCTAACACTTCTTCGATTGCGTGAATTATCTCTGACTGCATTTCAAGCGGAAGCCTTGCCATTTCATCACGCATAAATATCTTACCTAAAACATCGTCACTAAATCCCATTTGAGTGCCTCCTTATAGGTAAATTATCGCAATAAAAAAGAACCGATACAAGTTCAATATCGGTTCAATATCGTGTCAATAAAGTGTCACTTTATATAATTTTCAATATTTTTGCTTTCATTTTCTTGCCTATTCTCTTCACGGTTGACAAGCTAACATTCATCATGTCTGCACATTGTTCATATGTGTAATCCATGTTGCGTAGCACAAACAATGTTGTCTGTTGCTCCGTGAAGTTGGCGTTATCTTGTATGTATTCAATTTCCGATTTCGTAAAATCGGGTATTTCGTTTCTCATATCCAAACCTCGACTTGATAATTTGAATATTGGTAGGCAGTCTAATTATCTTTTTCTCTTTACCGCTGTGCGTCTTGTCCCTTTCTTGCGTGGAGTTCTGACTCTTGTACCTTTACTTCCTTGCCGCCTCGATACCGTCAAGCGTTGCCCCATTAGCTACATCTCCTTGCTCACCTGTATTTATGTTATTATAACCGCTCCCGTCTTGAGCGTAGGTGACTGTATCATAAGAATAGAAATATACACCTATTCCGCATAGCGTAGCGAACCACAATCCCAGAACGACAAAAAAGGCAATAGTCCATCTTCTTGACTGAGCCTTGATATCGTGTAGCATTTCGCTTGCTAATCCGTATATTTTATCTTCCGTATTATCCATGATATGTACCTCCATATCACTATAATACTATATATCGTTGTGAATTGTAAAGAATGTAATAGATATTGTGGAATAACTGACACATCTCTATAATTAGCTAAAACTGTATGCCATAGGCATAGCGTTCAGTTTATGCTAATGGTCATCTCTCTACATATCGCCATCGCTATGGCAGTATGTCGAATGGTTAAAAATTCAAGTGAATATCAACATTTCCGTTGACTATCACTATTTTTGATATTATAATCTTCAATAGCTTGTTTTTTTCTCGCTTGTCGATTTTATCCCAGATATCGGCAAGCGTTTTTATTTTGTCAAAAACAAAGCTTTTTTGTGGTTTGTTCTGTTCGTTTGCATATACAGTCTTTGCTTCATCTTCCATGTTCTTTATGAGTGCTTCTTGTTCTTTTATCAGTTCAATAACTGTGTCGTTTCCCTCTGCATAAACTGTATATAGTCGTTTAAGTTTTGTTTTTTCTTTATCAAGCTTCTTGGTTATAATATCGTACTGGCTCCCTTGTTCCCTGTGTTCAATGTTGGACATATCAAGCGATATCGCAAGGACTTTACTTTCAACCTTTTTTTCTATCTCATCAGCACCAACAATAGCGTTGTCACAACCGCCGTGCCAATTTGGGATTTTGTCTTTTACGCTTGCATTTCGGGAATAGCAGTAAATCTTGTGTGTACCATCATGCCACTTTTGATACCTCATCTTGCAACCACACACGCCACAGACACATAAACCTGTTAGCAAGTTCGGGTCTGCTTGCGTTCGTACTCTTCGCCGTGACTTCCGCAGTTCCTGTGCCTGTGCGAACGTCTCTTTGTCGAATATCGGCTCGTGCAGCCCTTGAAACAACTCTCCCTTATAAGGTATCATTCCTATATTGACAGGACTAGTTAATATCTGATGTACTGTTCGTTCCCACTTGAACCCCACTATGTGTTGAATATTTTCGTCCGAATATCCGTCCAAAAATAGTCTCATGGCTTGTCTGGCTTGCTCCGCTCGTTCTGGTATAGGTATCAATATGCCTAGTTCCTTGTCGTACCTATAACAGTATGGCAGATTGCCACCGCCTCTCCAGTGTCCTTGTTTGACACGTTCAAGCATACCGCCTCGCATTTTTAGCAACATCGTATTTTTGTCTAGCTGTGCAAATACCGCCATCATCTGCGTGTACGCTTGTTCCATCGGACTATCATACCCGACATTATCATGAACACAAATAAAGTCCACATTGTTAGGTTGAAACACCCTCTCAATCATGTAAATTCCGTCAATCATACTTCGCGATATCCTGTCAAGTTTAAATGCCACAACACACTTGACTCTGTGTCGTGTGCAATCGCTTATCAGGCGTTGTAATTGCGGTCTGTCCATGTCCGCACCTGTGTACCCATCGTCAATGTACCAATCATTGATTATCAGTTCATTTTTTCTTGCATAATTTTCGATATCTCGTTTTTGGCTGTCAAGTCCATAGCCCTCTTCAACCTGCTTCTTTGTTGAGACACGCATATATGCAACACACTCCATTGTTCCCTCAATCCTCCTTTAAAATAGAGTGTGTCAGATTATTCCACTTGACACACTCTAACATATTATTGTGAAATTATCAACGCTATTAGCCTCACTATTTCATCTGGCAAAGTGACATCTTCGGGATTGATAACCTCATCATCTTTAATTAGCTTTACTGTGTCCATAGTTGTTATGCCTCCATGGGTGATTTTGTGATGGTGCATGGCTCGGTATTTTTCTTGCACACGCTGTACACAACTTGCCTACACGGTCAAGTGGCTTGCCACACCATACACATAAATGATTATCAATCCTCTCTTGTTTCTGACTTACAGTTTCATAGTGAGCCTGTTTTTTGTCTGCGAACCTTGCAAGGCAATATGTACATTTACTTCTGCCCGGCTCAGCCTGTCGTTTGCCACAATATGTACATATTCCTTGTTCTTTTCGCTCGTGATATAATTTATATTTTAATTCGCGCATATATGTGTTGTAATCATTTCTATTGATATCGCGCTTAACATTTGTAGCGTTAGTCTTTTTTGCTCTACATTCAGTACAAGCACTCTCGCCACCTAATAAGCCGTTTTTTTTGCATATCGGGCAAACACCGATATTGATGTAATATTGTCTGTCTAAATTCTTCTCATGTCTGTATTTCCTCTCACAATCTGTACAACGCCATTCACCGTTATTAACCGCCTGTCCGCAATCAATACATAATCTCTGTTCGTGACGCTTTCGATAATATTCCGTACTGTTCAAATCCTATATGGAGTAAAGACATCTTTTCTGTGCGCACAAACCTCTACTCCTTTCTTTTTATTCTGTTTTTCATTTCTGCTATCTTGTTAGCCGTGCTAACGCTAATACCCTTTGTAGCGTCTTTTGTTGGCTTCTCAAGCTGTTTTGGTTGTTCCTTAGATTTTGCTTCGTAATGCTCTATAATCGCGTTACGGTACTGTCTAACATCTTTCGGCAATTTACGGCATTCACTCTCGCGTTGTACTTCCGCTCGATACGACCGCATAAAGTTTGATGATACAACCTGTTCGTTAAAATCTTTATCTAACGCCCATGTGTATAGCTGTGACGGCTGACCGACTGCCCTTTGTACTGCTTTCGGTAATCTGTTGAACTCTTCTTTAGCGTGATATGTGCTGTTTGATATTGCTTTTCTAACCAACGCCCATGCTTGCATTTCGTTTAGCTGCGGTGGCGAATTGATATGATATATCTCCGCTATAATCTGCCCTATTGATGGTGCAAATCCGCTTGCATTTGTCGCTATGTATGCTCTCAGGGCAGTTTCAGCATGAACATACTCATAGTTCTGCAACATCATATACCACGTATTGACCGCAACCGTTTTATCCTCAACTTTAAAATTAGGATATGCGGCTTGCACTATCATCAATAGATTAACCGTCTCTTCTCGTGTCATGCGTTTCTCCAATCGTCAAAGACATTTGTCTTGGTACTACACCTGTTAAGGTACATCTCGAACTTTTTACTGAACAAAGTTGCAGGTCTCAAATACTCTTCCTGTTTTGTACCTTTCCAGTCGTCATACTTATTATCTATAACCTTATAAAAGTCATTTTCCGTGAAGCCATCATTGAGCCGTGGTCTGATATAACTTCTGTTGGTCTGGTTATCCCTATAGTGAGTGCCACATTTCATGTTAAAATAGTCAATGATACGTCTGTATAGTTCAGATGGATAATGACTATTCAATTCTTCTTCATCGGTCTTTTTCTTGCTTGTTGTCGTGTCGTTTGTCGTGTCGCTTGTCGTGTCGCTTGTCGTGTCGCTTGTCGTGTCGTTTGTAACGTGTCTACCATAATTTTTAACAGTAAATGCGGTACTTTTCGGTATTTTACTTTGTGTCGCTCCTCGTGTCGCTTCTCGTGTCGCTTGTCGTGTCAGTTCTTGTGTCGCTTCAAGGTGTGCTAACGCCGTTCGGACTTCTCTGATTGATAATCCTGTCTGCTCTGACAATTCTTTTAGTGTAGCCGTAAAACAACCACCATTATCAGCAATTAGCAAGCAATGTATATATAATCTAGTGGTATTTATATCCTTGTACCACTGCCAATTTAACAAATCGCTATCTAGCATTATCATTTTTCTGTTCCCTCATACAGTTCTGGCAATAATCACTATCTGATTCAATTAAAATCTCTTATTCCAAATCTCTATAGCTTCATCAGCCGTAGCGCACAAGTCCGTACTCGGACACACCATGCAGTCATCGTTTGAACATTGTACGTATTTCTTGTAGTCGCTTTCGTCCGCGAACGGCAGACAGAACGTCAATAATTCTGCTTCGCTTCCACAAAATGGACACTTCTTAATAGTCAACTTCATTCAGATTCTCCTTTGTTTTCGTCCCGCTGCATTATTGCGTTCCATCTTTCAACTTCTTTGCGCCATTTTTCTGCTATTTCTACATCATTATCTCCAACAAACTCTAGCCCTGTTGCCTTAGCGTAGTCGTATTCAATCTTTGCACCTCTGCTATCTTCCCACCCATCAATCATGTATATGCCATTACATAATGACAGCATTGTCAGTGACATCTTCATATAACCTGTGTAGTCCGTTTCTTTTGGCAACTGTGAGTTTACCTTTGCAGGGTTGATAACTACAAACCCTGCTTCCGATAATCTCTTTTCAGCGGCTGCAAAACGCTCCATATAGTCCGTAGTTCCTGTTATTGCTCCACTAATATAAATCACTTTTATCCTCGCTTTCTATGTTCTCAGTATCGCTCCAATCTAACTTTTCCTGTACGTCTTTGCCATCAATGCAGTACCTTATTACTTCTTGCACAACCTTATAATTGTCTTTGTTGTCGGTATAATAATCTATATTGTAGACACCATTACCGATATGTGATATATACTTATTCATTCTTCCACCTCACGTTCGATCAATTTTATACCCACAGTTAGGGCAGTAGTTATACTGCGGATTGTGTTGTATCGCTTCTGAATAACAATTCCCACACCGTTCAAAACAACCTTTGCCACTCAACCTTTGTAATCTGTTTACTTTGTACGCCTTTGTTGCATGGTCGCACTCATAACGCAACCTGTTCATTGCTCGTGTAAATTTCTCTGGGAAATTTCTATCAACGTCTACATCGTTATCGTCAATGATTCTGCCGACATTTTCAAAAAAATCTACTGCATCCTTAAAACCAATCATTACACCGTGGTTTTCGCTCATATCGTAAAATTCGCTCACTTCTCGCCCTCCTCAAATAGTTCTGGTAACGGTCGCCATGCTATAACATCGTCCGTATTGGTTATGTATTCGCCATTAGCAAACCATGTGTCGATTTCTTTTTGGGGTAAATATTCTCCCTTTGGTGCATGGTAACCAATAAGAATCTCATTGACATCTTCTGATGGATTGTATTGTAATAACACAAAGTAAAAATCTTCCGGCAACCTATCGCCACACGGTATCCACCCGCCGTTGTAATACATGCTGCTGCGCTCCATAGCATAAGCGTATATCTTCTCTGACTGCGTTTTGATTGTGTCGATTGCAGAATCAATATATTTAGTCCATTCTTTGGCTAAACTATTTATATCACAATCTAATTCAGGGTTGTTTACGAGTTCCTCCCTTATTTCTTTTAAATTCTCAATTTCATGCTCAATCATGCTCATAATTAAACCTCCTATTCCATGCTTCCACAGCTTCTTCTTCCGTATCAAAACCAATATTAGAATTTGATACAATACAACCGTAATTAGAACACTCCGCATACCACAAGTCATTCTTCTGCTGTGCAACCCTTGCGTCTTGCCCGCAAAACGGACACGGTTCCAATTCAGCCTTACTTATTTCTTTGTAAAATTCGTTCATTTCTCGTCCTCCTTTAGGAAGTCAAATAATGTCATCTGTTTTACGCAAGGATCTCCCCTAAAAAATCCCAGATACTCATTTGACCAACTGGACAATCCATTTCTGGTTCGTTGACAGCAGTTTCAAGATTAGCTTTCGCCTGCATGTAATAGCTTTCCTTCAACTCGAATCCGATACCCCTACGCCCTAACTTTAACGCCACGTATGGCACACTGCCAATTCCTGCAAACGGGTCTAACACAATGTCGTTTTTATTTGTCCACAACTCAATGCACCGCTGAATCACTTCTAACTGTAATGGGCAAATGTGCCGTTCATCTTCGGCTTCTCTTGCAGAAGTTTTCTGCAATGTGTCTGACTGTCTGATATCCATCCAGACGGGGCTTGCGTAGTTCTGCCATACATCAACGGGAAAACTCTCGTCAGTGTGTGAAATCGGTTCCTCGTTCTCACCATCTTTTCGCATCGTGATAATATAGTCCGGCATTCCCTGCCTGCTCATACTGCTGTCTTTCTTAATCTGTTTGTGAAGAAGCCCCAATGCCTTTGTCCTCTGCATTTCTGTTACCGGGTTTTTCCAGATTGTCACTCTGCTGTGATAGATGAATCCACAATCTTCAAACAGCTGTCGAACGATTGCAGGAAAGTCTTTCATGCCGATAACTCCGTCCCTTGACTTCATAAGCGGTAAGTCCATGCAATGAAACGACAGCAATCTGCCGGGTTTCGTCACTCTGTATAATTCGCTTGCAAGGAATTTGAAGTGTTCGTAAAATTCCTCATCATCCTTGCAGTTTCCCATATCCCTATCACTATTGGAATATGTGTAAAGACTTGCGAATGGCGGTGAGAATAATGTGTAATGTATACTATTATCCGGGATATTCTTAATCATTTCTACGCTATCTCCGTTATAAATCCCGTACTTATTCGCAACCATTTGATTCAGTATTTCCATTCTTAAATTCCTCCCATTCCGGTAATTTCATTTCAATCGTTGGATTATAAGGCGTTGAGATTCTGCACGTCTTTTTCAGTTCCTTTTTCGTTATTTCTTTTGTGAGTTCAATCATTGCTGATTGCATCTTCCTAAAATCGGCTTCTTTGCGCTCGATATTGTCTTTCACGCATCCCTCTTTTGATGAAATAATGATGTATACGTTTACTTCCTTGTCCTGTCCGAACCGCCAACAGCGGCGCAATGCCTGATAATACGCTTCATAACTGTCTGACAGTCCTGTAAATACCATGTTGTGGCAGTTCTGCCAGTTCATGCCAAATCCGGCGATTTTTGGCTTTGTAACAAGACATTTGATACTTCCGTCTGAAAATCCCAACATACTGCTCGATTTGTGTTCGTTCTTGTCCGAACCTTTTACTTCGACACTTTCAGTAATCAGTTCGTGGAGTTTTGCGCTTTCGTCATTTAAGTCGCACCAAACAAGCCATTGTTCATTAGAATTATTGACGAGTTCTGATGCCTGTTTGCATCTTGCCGTCAAGCTGTCTTTTCTTGCCTGCCTACGTTCCGTCAGTGACAGCGTTTCGTTTATCGGCTCTCCATCAACGCATATCTCCGTGATATTCAGCTTCGGCAGATTGTAGCCGTCCATGTGATAGCCCAGATTGATGGGATTATCCACAAACACACACCAACTCGCCATCCATTGCCAGAAAATGTCCTTTGCGTGTCCTTTAAGCCGCCATTTGGAAGTCTCCCCCCCATCATGCACAAAGAACATTGCAAGCATTTCAGCGCGTGTCATCACACCCAGAAATTCACTATGATTGCCCAACTCCATGTAATCGTTCGGTGCTGGTGTCGCTGTGCAAGCCAGTTTGTACGGCACGTTTGCAAAATTGTCAATGATGGAAGTTCTCACCTTGCCTGTGAAAGACTTTAAGATACTGCTTTCATCAAGCACAACTCCGGCAAATTCCTTTGCTACAAACTTTTCCAGTTTCTCATAGTTCGTAATGTTGATACCGTCTCTCACGTCCTCCTGACTTTCGCAGATTGTTACGGAAATATCGAATTTCTTTCCCTCTCTGACTGTCTGGGATGCAACCGACAGCGGCGCAAGAATCAATACCTTGCCTTTTGTGTGTCGGCACACTTTATCAGCCCATTCGAGTTGCATCGGCGTTTTTCCAAGTCCGCAATCTGCGAATATTGCGCTCCTACCTTTTGCCAACGCCCACCGTACAATATCCTTTTGAAAATCGTACAGTTTTGGATTCAACTGCTCTCTTGTTACGTCAAATCCGCTACTTTCAAGCACAAATTTCTTGTTGCTCAAAAATTCCTCGTAATTCAATTCTTTCTACCATCAAGGGCAAACCATGGTTTATTCTGCGCAGAAATCCGCTTGTCCTTTCTGATAATATTTTTGCTATTAATTGTTGTTTTCTTTGTTGTCCTCTACTGCTTTTTTGATACACTCAAATACTGGCTGTTCTGACATTAAACACTCACGCCTGAAAAATGATTCTTTACGTCCCGAAAGTGTCTCTGCGTTTGTGTGCCAATCTCCAACAATGTACAATGATGACATTGCAGTTAAAATGTCTGTATTATGATACCAATTTAAAATATGGATTTCATAACATACATTTGCAGCGATAACATATCTGTATAAGCCTTTTGTTACCTCGTTCCAGTCCTTCAGTTCGTCCATTTCACATCTCCTTATTGTTATCCTCGTTCAACAATTCATTAAATTTTTCTTCGTCTTTCTTGCGTTCGCTGTTTCGCTCTTTGAAAGACACATAAACCGTATACACTATAGTCCCCAAAAGGATAAGCACAACGATAGCACATGGAATTATCACTCTAAACCATAATAGATATGTTTCTAAACTCATTCTTTGTAATTCTCCTCGTCCAATAATTTATTAAACTTCTCCAATGCTTTTTGAGACACTCTATTTTGCTGTTTTTCGGGCTTTAGCGACACAATCAAGTGTTTGTCTATGATTGACCGCAAATCCCTTGCAAGAGTTAATTTGCCTTGCCGTAATCCGTCATGATATCCTTTGCGTGATTTCGTTTCATTTATCATGTCACGCCCTGCCGATTGACCTCCTAACGACACATTGCGAAGCTGATAACCGTTATCCGCATACAGTTTGATGTAATACTTCTCTTTCTCGTCCAGTTCGTCATCGGGACAATTTATAGCACCGACTTTCCAACCGTGCGGATTGTCTCTTGAATACCACTTATGTTTGCGTATGCTTAAATCTATGTGTTGACTGTACCCAGCCATATGTTGCGCAAGCCTTGTGAGGATTCCTGCGCTTTCACAGCTCTGCCCGATATAAGCGTACTTGAAGCCGTTTTCATCTTCCCTTGTGAGGAAATAAATGCCGCCGTGGTCGTTTAGTTCCGGATTTAACTTTAATAACCGCTCTTTATTTGACTGCTCGATTGCTTTAGCTTTGGCAATGTTTTTGTAATTATTCGCCGTCTTTCATCACCTCCCACAAAATCCGCTGGCCACATGTGCTGCAATAGTTTTCATTGTTCCACAAAAAGCCACTATTGCAAACAGGGCAAAGTGCCATATCACAATCTATAATAGGTTTCTTCGGTATCTGCTTTTCAATAGCCCTAATCGCCGCAAATAAAGCACTTCTAAAATGATCTGTATTATATATTGCTATAAGTTCGTTTAATACATCTATCGCTTCTTTCGCTTCTTGTTCTGTCATTCTTCCACCTCCACTTTATATTCCTTGTCTTGCGTGATGTGCTTAATGCTCTGCAATTTGCCGCCTTCATCATAAATAAGCCGTATATATCTCCCGATAAGCACATTTATAAACTCTCCATTCTCCCAATTAACATCAGGGAACAACCTACAAAAGTCGCCTAAACGCTTACCGGGGATTTCCAGTCCAAAATGATTTCCGAAAACCTGTATAATTGCGCTGTTAAAATGCCCAATATACTTTAATCCGCATTTTGTTATCTCGTCATTAACAACTTTCATTCTTCCACCTCCTTAATGTACTCGCTCCATGGCTTTACGCCTTTAATATTCAGATTTCTAAACATGGCGCACATGACATTCACTACGATTGAATTTCCGAACTGACGGTACAGTTGAGAATTGCTGTTTACTGCTGCCATCTTGTCTATATCTTCATCTGTGCAACCCATAAGCCGACCGCATTCTTTTGGAGATAATTTCCTTATCCGATATTTTGCGGTTCTGCTTTGCGTGTCAATCATAATTATGTCTGAATTTTCTATAATCATAGGTTGCGTGTTACCTCCACTGTTTGCTCTTAATGTTGGTGATAGACTATTAGTGTCGTAAACATTCCCAGCATAATTGCCACCATCAAATCCGTAAATGTTGCCTATTCTCTTTTCGGTTTCTACGCTCACATTACCCCCCTAACAACAACCGCTAAATCGTGGCATTCTGCTTCTGCTCAATCAATTTGCGACCTATATCCCACATATCTAGTTTGTTTTTTGTGCGTTCCGTATCTCCAAGATTGAAATAAAGAATATCTTTCCCATCTTTTCGAAAAGTGCAAATATTATATACGTCCCTTTTCCACCAATTTGTTTTTGCACCGATAGTATTAACAGTGACATTACCGACTTTCATGGGGCCATGCCGCTTACCGTAATCTTTGCCCCGTTCATGGTCAGTATGAAACATGATATACTGGTCACTTTTAAGGGAAAAAAGTAATTCATACATTTTCATTCTCGTTGTTCTCCTTATCCGCAAGCCATATACAAATTTCGTTATCCTCTGCCGATAGACTTTCCACATATCCGTCTAACACGTATTTTGACAGCTTATCTCTTTGAGAAACCGGCAATGTGAACCATGTATCATCATCACCATCTCTTATACTGACTTTTTCCTCGCTTTCGCCGTTCCAATCGATTAAGTCAAATATCGTTGCAACTGTTATTCTCGGATATCCTTTTGGTAATTTACCCATTCTTTAATCCTCCCACTTTGGCGGCTCATATTCCGTGTTTCTGTAAACATCTCGTTTCCACAATCTTTCTGGTGGTTCTCCACCTAAAAACATTGTTTTCCAGTATTCGTACTGTTCTTTTTCTGTTAAAAGCGTTCTGCCACGTCTTGAAAACCCTGACAAAAGAAAATCCTCGCTTTCTCCTATATCACTGTAATTTACAATAATGTCTCCGTCTGTGTCCGGATATACAACACCCTCAAAGTCCAGTGAACCGCCTACATATTTATCTGGATACTCCCGCACCAGAATCACATCACCAATATAAATAGGCTCCCCGTTGCAATCCTTAAACCTTGAAACGCTCTGATTCTTGTCCTTGTCATCGCCGCTTTGATATTCAACGGCAATGCCTGTCTATATTCGAGTTCTTCTTTACTTAGCCTAATAACACCACACTACAAATCCGTAGTATGGATATATATTTGCTTGCTCTTATGCGACAACAAACGCTGTCTTGTAGCCACTATGTTATATTTTGCCGTGTAGCATACCTGTTCGCCCTACACGAACCTCGTTTACGGGGATTCGTTATTCCTTTCCTAAATAAATCATATTGACTGCTAACACACTTACATACTCCCTTCTACGACTTTTAGCCGTTTCACCACGCAATCTATGCACAGTTCTTCTTCCCCAAACTCATATATCGTTGTTTCGTCTCCGCAATCGTCACAGTAATAATGTGCAACGTGCCTATTCGGACAACTGCTGCCTAAACACGGATATCCGGGAACCGCACACGATACACAGTCGTTCTCGTGTTTAACCATTGTCCACACCGTCCTTTACAGCGGTGAGAATATCCGTAAATTTTAGATTAAGTGCCGTTCCCCTGTCGTTTACCCACAAGACAACCTCAATCCCCGCGTTTGTTTGCTTTAAATTATCGAGAACAATCCTCGGTTCGATTCTTACGACTTCCCAATTATTCCGCTCGTCTAATGAATCCTTGATTTTTCGGTATTCTCTGCCATTGTCGCAACGCTTCATTACAAACTTCACATTGGCGTATCTCATGTAATAACCCATGATGTCCGATACTGTGATAGTCGGTCTGTCAGCCGTTGTGTAATCGTCCATGTGTGATATGATTCCTGCACACTCTGACGCTTCATCGAATCTGTTTGTAGCTTCTTGATTTTTAAAATACCTGTCTACTCGTTCACGCTCTTCAAGAAGCAATCTAAACGCTAAATCCTTGTCTATTAGGTGTACTTCATTGCTCATCATTCATCATCTCCTTCATGCAATCCCTTTTCGCTTTTTCTACCGTTTGCCACGGAATATTACAACCGATAGTGTAATAACCCATTTTTCTATAATCTCGTTTTTCGCTATCGTCATAAGTAAAATTCTTGTTCCGATACTTGCAATGTAGAATCGGCACTCCGTATATTCTCTTATCTATGAAACAAGCGAAAAAACATTTATGGCATTTCATACATACACCTCATCAAGCAAATCTTCCCATGTAAAGCACAGACAATTTTCTTGCATGGAACACGAAATGTTGAGAAAATCTCCACTATAAGAATTACCGATAAATTTTATAAACTTATCCATAACGTCATACCCAACCCATACATAAGTATCATCGTATTCGCAATGGCTGAAGTAGTCTTTCTGCTGTTTGCATATCCATAGTTGTATTTTAGATTTCGTTGACATCGGTTTGCTCATCTGTCGCTCCCTCGCTTTCGTTTAACCACTCTTTGTTCACATCAACCCCTACAATTTCTTTGAAGATTTCAGAATCAAAATTCGGAATAGATTTAATGATTTCCTTTCCAGCGTCCGAAAGTCCACGCCACCAGATTTCACCACATTCAGAATTGCCCAGTTCTTTCAGATAACCGCCCGTTGTTTCCGCTTCCGGGTGTGTTTCCTTTTCTTCGTCCGTCATATCCGAAAAGTAAACGTATTCAAGCACATCATAGGGGATCTGATTCACCAAATATCGGGCATCGCTGTTCAACCAGTCTTGCAACGTCCATTCAGACGGTTTATTGAATAAGTAAATTTTTGGTTCAACCGTATTGAAACACCCGTTGGAAAAGCTGCACTTGTTCCAATCGCCGCTGTTGCGATTGCCGCTGTTGCAATTGCCGCTGTTGTAATCGCCGCTGTTGCAATCGCCGCTGTTGTAATTGCCGCTG